TCCCGCCAACCCCAAGCGCCCACACAACATGTTCTGATCAAGCGATGAAAGCGCGCGTCGCGTAGCCATGTCCGTCCCTCAGACCGCCGCCTCAACAGCGCGACGGCAACGAATAAGACGGGTTAGCGAGAACGAACCGGGGTTGCGGTCGGGCGCGATGCGCGATTCGATCGCTCGCACGGTGGTGTTGAGCAGCGCGACAAGTGGTGACGCGGAAATAGGCTCGGACGATCAGCACATGGTGTGGTTCGAAGTGGGCACTGTTCAGCAACCGCCGCGGTCGGCACTCGGGGGCGCCTTGGTGCATCGGGAGGCCGATGTAGTGGCGGTGATCGGGCAGCACGTCATCAAGGGGCTGGTCGGCCCGGGCGTGCCCGGCGGGTTCTTGCCGATCCCCTAATAGCCGGTGATCCGGCTGGCGAAGTAGCCGCCCAGGACCCCGCCGACCAGCACGGCCAGGGGCACCACGAAGCCGAGAATTAGCATCGTCAGCGCGAGACGGACGAATTGGGTGCGCGTCACATCGGCACCCTACCATTTGCGGGGCGCGGCGTGAACGTTTATCAGATTGGTGTCAACATCGCGCTGTCGTCCAATGCAGGCGCGGTGTTGGGCCAACTCGGTCGGCAGATGCTCGGGCTGCACCAGTCCGTGCAACTCACGCAACAAGCGTTGCGCAACATGCAATTGGCCGCGGTCGGCGCGCTGGGGGTGGTGGCCGGCACGGGCGCGCTCCGCACGATGTGGTCGCTTGTGGATGCGGCCAAAGAGTTCCGCCATCAAATGGCGCTCATGCAAGCCGCGAACTTCTCGCCGGCCGAGGTGGCCGGCGCGGCGCGGAAGGCCTGGGAAGTCGCAGTCGCGGTGCCCGGCACCACGGCCACCGGGAACCTCGCCCTGATTGCCGACCTGCGCAACGTGCTCGGCGATCAGGCGAAGGCCGAGAAGGTCGCCGAGGTGATGGCCCGGGTCGGGGCGGTGCTGGAAACCGTCACCGGTAAGCCGGCCGAGCAGGCGGCGTTCCAGTTTGCGCGGTTCCTCGAACTGCGCGGCGCTCTTGTAGACCCGAAGACGCACCAGATTGACGAGGAGCGGCTGCTGCGCCAGGCGCGCATCGGCGAGGCGATTATTGTTGCCACGCGCGGCCGGGTCGGGCCGGCGGAGTTGCTGAACTTCCAACAGCAAGCCCGCGCAGCAGGCGCGATGCTGTCCGATGAAGGCATGATCAACATAGTGCCGTTCCTGCAGGCGAGCGGCGGGTTTCGAGCGGGCACTATGTCGGCGGCGGTGGTGCAAAACCTGATCGCCGGCGTGCTGACGCAACGCAGCGCCAATTGGCTCGAAGAAATGGGGCTGTTGCCTGAGTCTGCCGTGCATGTTCAGCGCGGCGGCCACATCACGATTGACCGCGATAAGCTCGCGGGGTCTGACGAACTGCTGCATGATCCCCTAAAATGGGCGGAAAACGTGCTGATGCCCGCCCTCAAAAAACACGGCGGCACCGATGACGAGGCGATGACGAAGCTGCTGTTGCAGTCCGGGCTTCGTCAAACCTCGATCGGTGAACTGGTCGAGTTGGTTCGGAACTCGCCGGCCTTCAATAAGGATGTTGAAAACATAAAGCGTGCGCTTGGCACGGACCAATACGACGTGCTGCTGAAGAACGACCCAACGCTGAAGATGAAGGCGTTTTCGGATGCCTGGCAAAATCTCATGACGGCGCTTGGCTTGCCGATGGTGGATGTTGCGACCACTGCAATGCTCAAGGTTGCCAGGGTCATGAATGATATCGCTGCGTGGGCGGCGGCGCATCCCGAAATGGTCGGGATGATCGAGGGTGTTGCGGCGGCGATCGGCGTTGGCGTGACGGTCGGCGGCGCTGTTACGCTGGTGGGCGCAATCGCGGCCCTGGCCGGGCCGGCGGCGGGCGTAGCGGCGGCGGCGGCGGGCGTCTCGGCGCTGGCGGCGGCGGTGGCGGTGCTGTCCGCCGCGGTTTCGCCTTGGTTGGAAAAGCACCTCGGGCCGGGCGTGAACGACCCGGCCTTCCAAAAGCGGGCGCCAGGTGAGCCGACCGTCTACCCGTGGACGATCATGCCGGACGGCCGGCCGCTGTGGCAGCACCGCGAATGGTGGGGTTTTGGCAAGGGCGATTCCGGACCCATCCCGACGCCTGCCCCGCCCCCGGCCGATCGTTCGGTGCCGCCCCCGATTCCGCTGATGCGCTATGACGCGCCCTCTCCGTCCCCGGCGGATCGTTCGGTGCCGCCGGTGGTCCTACCGGTGCGCCAGGATGCGCCTACCGCGGCGCCGGTGATCAGGGCCGTATGGGATGGCGCGTCCCCGACGCTCCGCCTGATCGAGAGCCCCGCGCCCGAGACGCCGCGGCGGGCGCCGTCCGAGCTCGGTCCGGACGACATGCGGCCATTCGGCGAACGCTATCGCGCCCACGGCCGCAGCGGGTCATGGCCGGCGGAACTGGGGCCGGGCGAGGATCGCCACGTCATGGAGGGCTTCCGGAACATCCCGCGCCGGTCACCGCCGGGGCGGGCGTGCGAGCCGGTGCTGGTGTGGGTCATGAACGGCCGTGATATTGCTCGGGGCGTCACACTTGAGCAGACACGGCACCTGACGGCGCCCGAGGCGGGGCCGACCTGGTATGACCGGCGCACCACGCCGTTGCATCCCGGCGCTACGGAGGCCGCATGAGCGGCCTAACGTCGGCACTCGCGAAAGGGGTCGGGGTCGTCGACCTCGCCGGCTCGATCCTGTTCGGCAGTGACGGGCCGGTAATTGTCGGCAGCGTGGCGCTCAAATCGTTCGAGGTGCCGGAATCGATCACGTGGGGCGGTGCGCAGCGCACCGCGGTGCATCGCCTGCCGGGCGGGGCGCGCGTGATCGACGCGATGGGCCGAGATGATCACGACATCACCTGGTCGGGCATTTGCCTCGGCGCCGACGCCGAATCACGTGCGCTCGCGCTCGATCAGATTCGCGTAGCCGGGCAGCCGGTGCCGCTGTCCTGGGGCACGCACTATTTCCAGGTCGTTGTCACGCAAGTCGAGTTCGAGTCGAAGTTCGAGCAGGTGCCCTATCGCATTACCTGCCAGGTGATTGCCGACCAATCCTTCGCGCCGGGGCCGGATTTTATCTCGACCGCGCTTCAGGTAGTTGCGGATGTGGGCCAAGCCGTCGACTCGGTGGCAGGCATATTCCTGGCGCCGGCGGGCGTGACGTTCCCGACCTACTCGACCGCGGCGACAGCGCAAAATGCGGCGGCCCTGGCCGCGGCCGATGCTCAGGCCGCGGCCGCGGCCCTGGCGTTCGCGGTCACGGCCGCGGCGACGGCGGCGCAATCCGGCTTCACGATCGGAGCGAGCACCACGCTTGCCGCGGTGCAGGCGATCGAGGCGGCCGACGCGGCAATTGAGACGGCCCTACAGGACGCCGGGACCACCTTGGCGGCTGTTGCCGCGGACGCGCCAGAAGGGGCGTTGACGGGCACCCTAGCGGATTTGGCGGCGGCGATTGGCGCGGCCGGGGTGGCGGCGCAAGCAGCGGCGGCCGGCGGGTTCGTCGGGCGCGCGAGGCTGAACGCCCAAGGGGGCGCGGTATGAGCGGCTACCCCACGATTACGGTTGTGTCGGGCAATCTGTTTGACATCGCCGCGCGCTACCTTGGCGACGCCACGCAAGCTGTCCGGATCGCGCAACTCAACGGGCTGCGCGATTTCTTCATCACCGCGCAATCCACTCTGCTGATCCCGCCAGTGAATTCGAGTGCAGCCGGCGGCGTGCCGCAACAGACATGAGCCAATCGATCGCGCGTCAACCGCGGCTGCTGGCACTGGTCGGCGGCCGGTCGATCCCCGGCCTGCTGGCGGCCGAGGTGCATATGAACAACTGGTATAAGGGCGATCGGTGGCGCGCGGAATTCGCGCAAACGTCGGATTCGACCTTCACGCCCGCCTGGTGGGCGGACCTCGGCGGCACCGGCCCGGGGGTGCAGTTCGACCTACGCTTCAGCCTCGACGGCGGCCAATCCTACACGTCGCTGATCATCGGCAATGTCGATCGGGTCACGATGGACCCGCTCACCGGCTTGATCGAGGCCGAGGGCCGCGACCTGTCAAGCGTGTTCATCGAAGCCAAGACGCAAGAGACGTTCCTGAATCAGACTTCGTCGCAGGTCGCGCAAACACTCGCGACGCGGCACGGCATGACGGCGGACGTAGACCCGACCACAACGCTTGTCGGGCGCTGGTATGAGATCGACCACGATCACATCACGCTCGGGCAGTTCTCGCGGACGACAACCGAATGGGATTTGCTGGCATACCTCGCCGGTCGTGAGGGGTTTGACCTCTACGTCACCGGCACCACGCTGCACTTCCGCCAGCCGGTTGCCAGCACCGCGCCGGCCTGGCCGGTGCGAATTCAGCCCGGGCAACCGGTTGTTGCCAACGTCACGGATTTGCGGCTCGAACGCGCGTTGACGCTTGCCAAGGATATCGAGGTGTGGGTGCGTTCGTGGTCGGCCAAGCAGGGCCGCGGCTTCACGAAGAAAGCGCGTGCGGTCGGTGCGAAGTCGGCCAGCGCCGCGCAGTCCGCGAATCAGGTGGGCACGACCACGCAGCGATACATCTACGTCATACCAAACCTGAGTGAAGCCGACGCGCAGGCACGGGCAAACGCGATTCTCGCCGATCTTTCAAAGCACGAAAGGAAGATCGAGTTTTCGGCGCCTGGCGATCTGACGCTCACTCCCCGCAACATGGTTCAGTTGACCGGGCAAGGCACGCAGTTCGACCAACTATATCATGTGGACGTTGTCACGCGCCGCGTAGCCTTCAACGAAGGATTCACGATGCACGTGGCGGCGAAGAACATGGATGATCGGCGCTCCCTGCAAGCAATTCCCGGATGATGGACGCATGGATTAATGCCATGCGCGGGCACGCTGCGCGCATGGACGCGGGGCACCCGGTCGGCCGGTGGGGGCTTGTGTCGTCAGTAGACCCGAGCCGGCCTGCGGTGCGTGTAGAGTTGCAGCCCGAGGGCGTGGTGTCGGGGTGGCTCCCCTTCAAGCAGCCGGCCGCCGGGTCCGGCTGGGGAATCATCGCGCTGCCGGTCGCCGGCGACATGGTCTGGTGCGAGCCGGACGGCAGCGCTGAGGGTGGCTATGTGGTGGGCGGCGCCGCGCACAACGACGGTGCGTTGCCGCCCGCCGTGCCCGCCGCTATCGCCGGCTCGGCAGTGCCGGCCGCCGGCGGCGAAATCCTGTTCGTGAGCAAGGCCGGCGGGGTGCTCCGTCTCTGCGCCGATGGCTCGATCTACATCCGCGGCACGCTCAACGTGCAGGGCGACATCCGGGCGTCGGGCGAAATCACGCGCGGCTATGGCACGTCCGATACCGTGACTGTCGGCCATCACACGCACAACCAAGGCGTGGACGGCCACGGCGACAACGAAGTGCCGACCAACGCGCCGAACCCCGGGACATAGATGACAGATATTGCGCACTATTTCGGCAACGACCTAGCGGTCGGGGCGACGGGAGACCTTGCGCTCGCGACGGGCGATATTGAGGTGCAGCAGCGCGTGTTGCGCCGGCTGTTGACGGCGACGGGCG